CCTTTATGGTTACTTCAACGACAGAGGTGAGCAGATAGGTCACAAGGTAAGACAGACTAAAGATAAAAGAATGTGGGTAGAAGGTGATCTGTCCAGTGCAGTTCTATTCGGACAAAATATATTCTCACCCAAAGGTAAGTACATTACCATCTGTGAAGGTGAAGTTGATGCCATGTCCGCTTACGAACTGATGGGATCAAAGTGGCCGTCTATATCTATTAAAACTGGTGCAGCTTCTGCATTGCGTGATTGCAAGGAAGCGTTCCCATATCTTGATAGCTTTGATAATGTGATCATATGCTTTGACATGGACAAGCAAGGACAGGAAGCTGCTGAACAGGTAGCTCAGTTGTTCGCTCCTAACAAAGCCAAGATAGTACGCATGGATCATAAAGATGCTAATGAATATCTCAAGATGGGACAACGTGCTGCGTTCAATGATTGCTGGTGGAATGCAAAGCCGTATACTCCTGCTGGAATAATCAACCTTAAAGATCTTGGTGAAACTTTATATGAAGAAGACTATTGTGATACCTGCCTGTATCCTTGGCCTCAGATGAACGAGAAGACCTATGGTATGAGGACAGGTGAACTGATTACATTCTGTAGTGGCAGTGGTATGGGTAAGTCAAGTATCATACGAGAGTTGATGCATCACTTCCTACGTAACACCGAAGATAACATAGGTATACTTGCTCTTGAAGAGAGTGTTAAGAACACGGCATGGAACATCATGTCCGTTGAAGCTGATGCCCGGTTGTATATCAAGGAAATTAGAGATGGCTTTGAACCAGAGCAGTTGCAGAAGTTTCAGGAAGAGACTATCAACTCAGGTAGGTTCTTTGCCTTTGATCACTTTGGATCAGTGGACAACGACGAGATACTAGCAAGGGTTAGGTTTATGGCTCAAGCTCTTGATTGTAAATGGATTTGTCTTGACCATCTGAGTATCCTCGTATCAGGTCAGGAAGATACAGACGAGAGAAAGTCCATAGATATATTAATGACCAAGCTAAGATCACTGGTTGAGCAGACAGGTATATGTCTGTTACTTGTGTCACATCTCCGCAGACCTTCTGGTGACAGAGGACATGAGGATGGAAAAGAAATAACATTAAGTCACCTCAGAGGGTCAGCTTCAATTGGTCACTTGTCAGATAGCGTAATAGGATTGGAAAGAAATCAACAAGAGGATGATCCGATAACTGCTAACACAACAACCATTCGCATACTAAAGAACAGGTATACAGGAGATACAGGAGTAGCAACACACTTGTTTTATAACAAAGATACTGGTAGACTAACTGAGATTAGTAATCCGTTTGACACAGGAGATGATTAATGGGACGCAAGAAGTTTGATCGAGAGTTATACAATAAGTCAGATCCATTATCCAATGGCATCATGGTACGATGGCTTGACTTAAATGGATATAAACATATAGAGTCAAAAGAAGATTACAAAGTTGACATTGTATGTATGAAGGATAATATACCGGCATACTTTGAGACTGAGATTAAATATAGTTGGGTTAGACAATGGCCTAATGATTGGATGGAGATACGTATTCCATATAGGAAGAAGAAAATTATAGACAAGTGGGTGCGTGATGGATCGAAAGGTCCGTTAACTTTTATTATATTTCGTAGTGATTGTAAACAAGCATGGTTTATTAATGGCCTAGCTGTAAGAAATTCAAAAGTTGCTACACTTAATACTAAGTATACAACTCATGAAAAGTTTTATCATATAGATGTTAATGATGCTAACCTGATTAATATGGAGAAGCCTTATGATATTACTGAAGAGTTTATTAATACACAGTATCCATCTTAAATGACCGATAGAGATATTGCTAATAAGATATGGATAATCATGAAGGGTATTTCTTTACCTACAAATTATACTGATAAGGATGTTATGGAAATAATTTATAAGTACTGGCATCGAGCTATGGAACGTGGTTCATGTTAAGAACAATAACTCTACTGGAGAAAGTATTAAAAACATGGATAACTTTTATCGTATTTATACCGACACTATCTTGGGTGATAATGTTGCTGGTACTGATGGCCTTGCAAACCCACATGGAATCGTTGTGTTTCAACAATGGCTTCTCAATATGGCTATCTTCTTTAGTTACAGCCTACGGTTTCTTTCTATATAAATTAATGAGAAACTAATATGTCCTTAATTACAATAACAGATAGTGCAAACGATCACCTGTCTGGAATAGTACAGGAGAATAATGCTAAAGGTATTATGCTTGGCGTTAAAGGTGGTGGTTGTGCAGGGTTTACCTATCAGTGGTCGATACTACAAGAAGAGATACCAGATAAGTTTAATACTGAGGACAAGTTTGAATTACATTCGGGCTACTTATGTGTACAGCCTGAAGCTATGATGTTTGTAATGAATACCATTATAGATTTTACCAATGACATAGCAGGTTCCTACTTGAAAATTGTTAACCCTAATGCTACATCTCAGTGTGGATGTGGAGAAAGTTTTGGAGTATGAATGTAGTACTTGATATAGAAACAGATTCCTTGGATGCGACAAAGATCCATTGCATAGTAGCTAAGGATCTTGATACATCTCAGGTACATGTATGGGATCATACAAATTTAGATAAGTTTAAACCTTGGTGTGACACGGTGGATAACTTTGTAATGCACAATGGTATATCGTTTGATGTTCGCATACTTCGTAGATTACTTGGAGTTAATATTAAGATTAATCAAATGAGAGATACTCTTGTTATGTCGCAACTCTTTAATCCTGTTAGAGACAAGGGACATAGCTTACAATCATGGGGAGAAATTCTACACTATCCAAAGATGGAATGTGAGGACTTCTCCACGTATACAGATGACATGCTTGAGTACTGTAAGAATGATGTTGATCTTACAGAGCAGGTATATAAAAAGTTATTACAAGAAGGGAGAAAGTTCTCACAGGAATCCATTAACATGGAGCATAAGATACGTGCAATCATAGACCAACAGGAAACAAATGGGTTTGCTTTAGACATACGCAAGACCATAGGCTTGTTGTCTCGTTTGTCCGACGAGGCACACGAACTGGTGAACTGGTCGAAGTCCACATTCCAACCTACAGAGATAAAGTTAAAGACAAAGACCAAGTACATACCTTTTAACATAGGATCAAGGCAGCAGATAGCTGACCGTCTTCAGGCATTGGGATGGGAACCAAAGCACCATACTGATAAGGGTAATGTAATTGTAAGTGAGGAGATACTAAATAAGATTGACATGGAAGAAGCCAAGAAGTTCTCTCGTTTCTTCCTGTTGCAAAAGAGAATAGCTCAAGTCCAATCATGGATAGATAACTACAACGATGACACAGGCAGAGTTCATGGAAGAGTTCTTACTCTGCGAACTATTACTGGTCGCATGGCACACTATGGTCCTAACATGGCTCAGATACCAGCAGTACGCAGTCCATTCGGTAAAGAATGTAGGGATTGCTGGACAGTCAGTAACCCACATACACATAGTCTTGTTGGAACAGATGCGTCTGGTCTTGAGCTAAGATGTCTGGCACATTTGATGGATAACAAAGACTATACCAATGAGATCCTTAATGGTGATGTGCATACAGCCAACATGAACATGGCAGGTATAACAGATAGGGATCAAGCCAAGACATTTATCTATGCCTTCCTATATGGAGCAGGTGCTGAGAAGATAGGGAACATCGTGGGTGGTAGCAGGAAGAAGGGACAAGAGCTTATAGATAAGTTCCTGTCGAACATGCCTGACCTTAAACGGCTCCGTAACAGCGTTCAGGAGGCCGCTCAGAGGCATAAGATCAAAGGTATAGATGGTAGGTACCTTCATACAAGATCACCTCACTCAGCTCTTAATACTTTAATACAAGGAGCAGGTGCAACTGTATGTAAGGATTGGCTTATTAATATGATAACAAGAATAAATCGACAGGGATTAGATGCTAAACTTGTAGCATCAATACACGATGAGTACCAGTTTGAAGTAGCCAAGAAAGATATTAAACAATTTGGAATCATAACTAAGGAAGGAATTAAAGATACAGAACGTAATTTAAAATTCAATTGTCCGTTAGATAGTACATGGAAAGACGGGGAGACATGGGCTACGACACACTAAAAATTAATGCTTGACATGTTGAACCGTTTGTGAGATAATTCGTTTCATAAACCAAACATATATAGGAGAATATATACTATGCCAGTAATTTCTGGAACCGCTTATTGGGCCGCTATTGTTAATCCAAACACCACCTTTGATTCTGATGGTGTGTGGTCTATTGATGTTGCTAACCTTGATAAGAAATCCCTTGACCTTTTAAAGAAGGATGGGCTTTCTATTAAGAATAAAGGTGATGATCGTGGAGACTTTGTTTCGATCAAACGTAAGGTTCGTCGGAAGGATGGATCTCTTAATCGTGCTCCTGATCTTGTTGATGGTCAAAAGCGTACAATGACACAGACCCTAATCGGGAATGGGTCGCTTGTTAATGTACACTACACCACCTATGAGTGGGAGTTTAAAGGTAACAAGGGAGTTAGTGCAGACCTACGTGCAGTGCAGGTGACTGATCTTGTTCCTTATAATACAGAAGCTGATGAGGCTTTTGATGTTGTTGACGGTGGTTTCTCCAGTGAAGAAGGGGATGAAGATATTCCCTTTGCTTCGTAACACGTCCTGTGTGTGAGGGGGAGAGGTATCTGTTTGTCGGGAGCAGGTGCCTCTCCTAACTTTAATATGAAAAATATATCTACATTAGTAGAAGATATCTATGATCTTTTTAGTCCTGAGCAATTGGATATGGATGAAAGAGAAATAGATTATCATGTCGATGAATTTGCAACTAACATAAAGGAGCACTTAAAACTATTTTTAAATGAGAAGCCTCGTGTTAAGGGCAATCTTAGATTGTCTGCCATAGGTAGACCAGAGAGACAACTGTGGTATGACAAGCACCTGTCACAAGACGAGGTAGTACCTCTTGCAGCTTCCACACGTATCAAGTTTCTATATGGATATATATTGGAAGAACTTCTTATTGTCTTATCTCGTATAGCTGGACATAGCGTAACGGATACACAAAAGGAAGTTACCGTAGGAGGAGTTAAAGGACATCAGGATTGTATTATTGATGGCGTACTAGTTGATTGTAAGTCTGCATCAGGCAGGAGCTTTGACAAATTTGAGAAAGGTAGGTTGCAAAGAGATGATCCATTTGGATACATAGCTCAGATATCTGCTTACGCAGAAGGGAATGATCTTGATGAAGCTGCATTCCTAGTTATTAATAAGCAAACTGGTGAGATATGTTTGTTGCCTGTTCATTCCTTGGAAATGATTAATGCTGATGATAGGATCAAGCATCTCAAGAAGGTAATGAAACAGGATAGTCCACCTGCCAGATGCTACTCTGATGTAGCTGATGGTGCTTCTGGCAATCGCAGGTTAGGTACATCATGTATCTACTGTGCTCATAAGAAGGAGTGCTGGAAGGATAAGAATGGTGGACAAGGACTACGTGTCTTTGATTATGCAAACGGATACAGATATCTCACGCATGTGTCGAGGACACCTAGAGATGTACCAGAGGTTAAAGATTGGTAGATCACCATTGGTTACAGGTTGGTAGTGGTAAGGCATTTGTTCCTGACTTGGATAAGTTTGGATTCGTCTATATCATTACCAACCTTCACAATGGTAAGGCATACATAGGATGTAAACAATATATATTTTACAGCCGTCTAAGAGAGAAGGAATCTGATTGGAGAACATACACTGGTTCCTCCAAGTGGTTGAACGAGGACATTCAAAAAGTAGGTAAGAAGCATTTCAAGTTTGAGATCATAGCTGAGTATAAGAACAAACGTAGTCTAAGATATTATGAACTGTACTATCAGATGAAATACAATGTCCTTGCCTCTACTCTGGAAGGTTCAGATGAACATGCCTACTATAACTCACGAGTAGGTGGTAAGTTCTATCGGCCTGTTGAGAGCTATGAAGATCCTGAATGGAGAAAGAAACTATCTGAAAAACAAAAGAAACGATGGGAAGATCCTGAACAGCGAAAGAAACAATCTGAAAAGGCAAAGAAGTACTTATCAGATCCTGAAGTAAGAAAGAAAATGGGTGAAAGAGAGTTCTATCAAGATCCTGAATATAGAAAGAAACTATCTGAAAGGGCAAAGAAACGATACTCAGATCCTGAAGTAAGAAAGAAACGATCTGAAGCACCAAGAAATAAACTTGGTCAATTCGCAAAGAAAAGAAAGAAGAATGAAAGACGATGATCCAGATATATTTGTAGACCCAATAGTTCAGTTCGACCATGAAGAACCAGAGCGACGATTGTACTTGGCCGTAATTATGCAAGCCCTGTTGGATGCATCAAATAAATTTCATAAGAATAACAAAGACAAGGCTGTTAAAAGATTGAGTAAGATCAATAGGGACAGGGCTGAAGCTTGGTTCTTTTGTAGCGTTGGTGTTACGTGTGACAACTTTGAATTTGTCTGTGATCATGCTGGTATAGATCCTTCTGTCGTAAGAGGGTTTGCTTATGAGGTTATTAATTCAAAGAAGAAGTCTAACTTTAGATATCAAATCTATGCTATACTATCGGGGAAATAAAAGGAGAGGAATGAAATGTCAACACGAGACTATCAAGTAGGTGGAGATCATTACAAGAAGCTGGAAGTTCAACCGATTGAATATATTTATGCGAATGAACTTGACTTTTTTGAAGGAAATATAGTAAAGTATGTAACCCGTCATCGCACCAAAGGTGAAGGAGCAAAGGACATTAAGAAGATTATTCACTATGCACAGATGATATTGGAACTTAGATATGGGGAGAACGTGGATGAACCTACCAACTGAGTATCAGTCTTTTATATATCTCTCTCGCTATTCAAGATGGATAGAAGAGGAGGGACGTAGAGAAACATGGGATGAAACCGTAAACAGATTAATAGTTTTCTTCCGCAATCATGTGGAGAATAACCTTGGCGTTAAGAACCAGCTTGATGATAAGGATTGGAGCATGATCAAGAACTCCATCCTGTCACTTGAGGTTATGCCAAGCATGAGATCGTTGATGACTGCTGGACCAGCCTTGGAACGAGAGAACATAGCTGGCTATAACTGCTCGTATATACCTGTAGACAATCCTAAATCTTTTGACGAGATCCTCTATGTGCTAATGAATGGCACAGGAGTTGGCTTCTCTGTGGAGAGACAGTATGTTAATCAACTACCGACCATTCCTGATGTGGAATTTGAAAGAACCGATGACGTAATAAGTATAGCTGATTCAAAAGAAGGATGGGCAAGAGCCTTCAAGGATTTAGTATCCTATCTATACACGAATCGTATTCCAAAGATAGACGTTAGCAAGATACGTCCTGCTGGATCAAGATTAAAAACCTTTGGCGGTAGAGCCAGTGGACCACAACCATTGGTTGACTTGTTTGACTTTACCATACGTAAGTTTGAGGAGAGTAGGGGCAGGAAGTTAAGCTCTATCGAATGCCATGACATCGTATGTAAGATTGGAGAGGTTGTAGTTGTTGGTGGTGTACGTAGATCAGCTCTTATATCTTTATCTAATCTATCGGATGATCGTATGAGGTCGGCCAAGTCTGGTGCATGGCACGTAACAAATCCAGAGAGAGCTTTGGCTAACAACTCTGCCGTCTATACAGATCGCCCTGATACTG